TAAATTCAAACTTTAGTAAAAGAATAAATAGGTTCATACTTTCTGGCGAGCAATTACTAAAATCAGTTTCAAATTACGAATTTGAAGAAAAAATTAATGAAGAAAAAAGAGAGATATATTTACCATATCCTTCTACAATATCGACGATTGAAAATGAATTAGTCACATTACTTCAGTATGATCCAAGTAAAGATATTATAGATGATATGAGTCATACTAAAAATTCTGGCGATGATGACTTTTATTCATTCAAATATTTTAGTAAAGGAATTAGCATATAATATTATTAACTTTTTCTTAACTTTTGGTTTTTGACAAAAAAATGTGGCGTTTTTGAAGCGCCACATTGGTTTTTAGTGAGGGTTTTAGTTTCAGTCTTCTTCAGCAAGACGAGCAAAGTAACTCAGGTCATCATCTTCCTCACTACCAAAGTTGGGAAGAGAGGGAGCAGATGTGGACACCGCAGAACGGAAAGAACTAACTTCTTCACTCCAACTAGAAGGTTCTGCAGGGCTAGAACCAATTTCATCCTCTTCAGTTTCCTGATCAACACGACGAGCAGGTGCGTTAGTATTGAGAACCACATTCAGACGTGCTTCAAGTTCTTCGAAGGTCTTAAAGTTAGACTCAACAGTAAACTCATTCAAAGAATATTGCCTCTTCCATACTGCTTCCAGTTCATCATCACCGAAGTTACCAAGAGTATTGGGACGTGAGAACTCAGACTTATCATAGTTCCAGTATCCATCCACCTTGCGGATCTTTACTTTGAAGTCTGCTCCTTGCCAGAAATCAAAGGGATTGATGGGGGTTTCATCTTTAAATTCTGGTTGCATTGCTGCCATGATTTTATCAAAGATTTTCTTGCCAAACTTATAGAGGAAGACTCGTCCTTCATTCTCTGGATGTGCAGGATCTTCCACAACATAGATGTTAGCATAGTAGCTTAGTTTGCGTTTTTGTTTGCGAGCAATTTCCTTATCGGCATCACTACCACTGTTCCACAATTGGCGATTCATTTCACCTACAGGATCCTTTTTGTTGAGGGTAGTAAGAGAGTTCTCGATATACCAACCACCAGGACCTTGGAACGCATGACTCCAAACCTTTGCCCAGGGCAGGTCCTCACCCTCAGGAGCAGGCAGGAATCGAATAACTGCATAACCATTACCCGACTTGTCCACCTCGGGTTTCCAGATGCGCTCATCGGCACCAGAACCAGATTCAGGATTAGAGATCTTTTCAACCTCTTTAGTCAGTTTCTCAAAAACAGAATTGGATTGTTTCTTGAGGGTTGCAAATGACATTTGTATTCTCCGTATTAGTTGTATTAGTTGGATTGATCATACCAACAAAGGTATGATACTCTATTTAGTCTGCCCTGTCAAGGGAAGCAAGCACGTTGTCTAGGTACAGATTCATTGAATTAAGAGATTCTGTCAAATTTTTATATCCAAACATGTTTGTAATTAAATCAATACGATGTTTCATATCAGCAGCATCTCCATCTTCCTTGGAAGACAGTTGAAGCCTAGTATAAAAAAGTTTTTGTTTCTCTATAAGTTGTTTTGTCTTATTGATATGTTTAATTGCTTTATCTTTTGGCATATCGCCAATTGCTTCTGCTACTTTTTGCAAATCTAAATATGTGTCGTAAATTGATTGAAGTTGTACCTGAACGATTTCAGAATTAAAAAAACTCATACCTTTTCTCTAACAATTTTTAATATAATTGGTTTATACTTCTTACAATCAATATTTAGAAAGGGAGCATACTTTATTACTTTAGTTCTAACTTGTTTCCAAACTGGATCTGTTAGAATTTTATCTAATCTTTTAACATATCCCAAACAATTTTCAAAAATAATTAGGGTCTCTACACTGATTTCTTTTCTCAAATAAGAAGTAAGAATTATTGGATGACGACCCTTTGAACAGATAAACAAACTGTCAAAGTTTTCTTCATATGGAGAATCGAGATTATCTAATAAGGTGCTAATCTCTTCTCTAAAAATATATAGGAAACTCTCTTGTTTCCTTTTCCAATCTTTATAAGTCGTTTCACCAATAGGTCTAATTATCTCTTTTATGTATCCTTTATTATCACTTATAAAATTTGATACAAAATACTCTTCAATTCTATTCCTTTCATACTTAGATGCAAGTTTTTTAAAAAAATAAGCGTCATTTCGTTTGTCGAATGACGCTTGACTTGTTCTAGTTTTTCCATTGAATCTAAAGTAATCATAGTTATCTTTAGTGAAATGAAGTTTAAGAGATAAGTACATTTGATAAACCTCAAATCCCGTCATAGTGGCAAAATTCCCTTAGAAGTTTTTTTTATATAGTTTAAAGTTTGAGCCTGATATTTAATTTTTTCCTTGAGTGGTTTGGAAATTAATTTATTTACTGTTTCCAATTCAATATCATTTTCATCACAGTAAGTTACAATTGCTTCAATATAATTAACTAATCCATTAGATTGCTTAACTATTTGCTCTATAGTTTCAGAAAATTTTGTTTGTGTTAAAAATTTATCGTTAGGAACAACGTCAGAAGAAACTACAGGAGAATATTTATAAAATTTATCATTCCTTACTGGTCCTTTACCATCTTTTTGCAGTTGCTTATTGTGTTGCATTAAGCCTACCTCTAGTAAAAGCATCGATATACTCCTTTAATAATGTAAAATAATAATCTAGATTTGTTTTTTCAATCACTTGGCAATGACCTTCTTCTGTTGCGATGATAATCACAATCTTTTTGGGTTGAATACCAGTCAATTCATAGAACATAACTGCATATGCAGTTGCCTGCACAAAATAATTTTCAATCCATTCTTCTTTTTTGTCTTTATCAGATGTTTTAAAATCGATTACTGCTAAATCCCCATCAAACTCAGCAATACAATCAACCCGACCAGCAATATTAAGGTAATCAGAGTAAAGAGCCCCTTCGAGCACATGAATATTATTAATCCGATTAAGATCAGGTTTCGCAATTTGAAAAAGTGTGAAAGGAAGAGGATCAAAAGAATTGCTATTAATAGACTCATTTTTTAAATATGCTTCAACGATACTATGAAAAGCAGTTCCTCTTCCTGTTGCTTTTGCTGTCTTTCTGTCTGCTACTTCAGGTCCTACACGTTGTCTCCATTCCTTAAAGAATGCAGCCTTTTTAAAGGATGTGACTGTGGTAATTGATGGATAAAATTTACCACTAGGTACAGGATAATATCTTTGTCCATCCCTATCTATGGACTCAAGATGTAATAATTTAACAGGAAGATCAACAAAGTTAAACATCAAAAACCTAAATTCAATTTACTAATAATATAGCTACGAACTAAACCAGAACGAACGATGTCATCGACACCAAACTCAATACAACAGAACTCTTCCATTGTTTCAAGAATTTTCATAAAGTCAAGCACTCCATTTTTTTCATTTTGTCTTACAAGATCAGATTGTGAAACATCACCAGAGAAAACAATTTTAGTATCTTGACCTACACGAGTGATCATAGAATCAAGTTCATGGAAGTTTAAATTTGCAAATTCATCTACAATGATGATGCAATTATCAAGAGTAACACCACGAATATATGAAGTTGACCAGAATGAAATAGTTTCCTGAGTTCTTAGGTTATTATACAACATTTCAAACGCATTATCATCTGGCATTTCAAACATAAACTTTACCATATTCTTATAAGGAATCTGATAAAGTGCTGACTTATCCTCATGATCTCCAGGAAGGAATCCAATCTCTCTAGTAGGAACTAAAGAGCGTACAATATAAATTTTATCGTAAGGAGTATTAGGGTTTAATACATCTCTGAGTGCGAGATAAAGACTGATAAATGTTTTACCAGTACCAGCACAACCATGAAGAACTAAATGTTTATCTTCTGCCCAACAATCAAAAACGTCTTTCTGTGAATCTGTGAGTGGTTCAATGTTGAGAAGGTGATCCGTGTTGATTGGTTTTTTCTTTCTCATTTGCTTTGCACTCATTCCTGCAGGTACAACGGAGTTATTATTCCTCTTTTTTACTGGCATACTAGATGAATCGAGAAAGGTTTGCTCTTGGATGTGCAGCTTGGACCTTAGACATTACCTCTTTGAAACCATCAGACTGTTTGGGCATACCGTAGGTTACACCACCTACACCAGCAGACCAATTTTTATCCCAATCCGGATTATCTTTTCTCCACTGATCATACTCACTTATGGTCATATAGATTTCTTTGATTTCACCAGTCTTTATATTTTTAATGGGATATGTTGGCAAGATGCACCTCCACTATTTATTAATAGATGAAATATCAAATTCTTTTTTCAATTCTTTACGAATTCGTCGATAAAATTGAAGGATGTCATAGTTATTATTATATACAAGATTACATGCTTTTGCAATCTCAAGAATTTGCTGGTTATTCATTGTTAATCTATCCGAATACAAGGTTGAACATCTTCCCATTCTGCACAATCACATTTACCATGACACCATCCAAGTGCTTCGGCAACTGTTGGGAACTGACAAATGAACACTTTCTTTATTGCTTCAGCAATATCCATATGTTCTTTCTGAGTTCCATTTGCAGAACGAAGATTAATATAGTGAATCCAAGAACGGCAGGTTCCAGTCATATAAATTTTGGTCGTTACTGCCAAAGGCAATACAAAACGAGCACATTCTTTTGCCACTCCTGAAGCAAGCATATCATCATACAGATTCAGGATGTCTGCAAACAAATGCTTGATACGTTGTTCAAAACTATTTTTAAGTTTAGGATCAAGATCATCAGTAGAGTTCTGACGATTTTTAGTGTCCTGACGACGAAGTTCTGGAACTGGAATCCCTTCATCCAATAGGGTAGCATCAGCATATCGTTGCGAAAACTCTTGGTATGTGAAGGATCTATGACGAAGAATTTGAGCTGCGATACCGCGACTGGTTTCAATCTCAAGAGTCATAGAAGCCTGTTCAAAAACAGACCAATGATTATGCTTAATACAATAGGCAAGCAACTTGGCATAGTTTTGATTCTCTTGATTATCAGGGTTGCTAACCCTAGCAATATATGCCATTGTTTTCTCGGCATCTGGGGTTATCGAAATTAAACAAACTTTAGCCATTAGATTTCTTACCTCTTAGTACTCTTGCAACAATTACAATTCCAAGGGATTCAACGTAACCTATCTTATCAAGACTGAACATCTTTGTCAAGGATAGGTTAAAAGCAAACATGAATAGCAGGGGAAGTATTACAGTATATGCAAGTAATTCATTAATAACTAACATTACCTTTTCAACATTCGCTTGCTTTTCTTGCTCTTCATTTTGCTTTCGAATTTCTTCTGATTCTTCCTGAGCAGGACCTCTAGGGTCTAGATACACTGTCATTTTGTTCTTCATTTTCGTTACAATTAAATATCCATGGAGCACAAATCCTTATTTCTCCTCCTAATGATTGACATTCCTTTGTGTAACATACTGTAGTATCAATATCTTTTTCTAGGAATCTTGGACTATCAACTCCGGAGGGGTTTAAATCAGTCTTTCTAATATAATCATCAATAGCACGGTCAACATCTCTCTTAATTCTTCGATCTAATTTTTCAGGATCTTTAATCACAATCTCATTAATAATACCTTGCGGGAAATATTTTCTTTGAATTTCATCTAGTAGGTCCCAAATTTTATCTGTAGATACTCCTGTGCATTGTGAGAGTATTCCTATTATAGTTGTTAGTACAATACTAACAATAATAAGTTGCTTAAGGTCTGGTTTCTTTTTTCCGAAATTGAAATTGAAATTCATTTCTTTTTCCTTTCTTGTTCTTTCGGAGGAACCCAAAATTTAGGATCAGTTCTTCCTTGACATACTTTAAATGTAACTAGATCGTTTCTATATCTATCCCAATAATAATCAAAGATATCCACTCTTTTATCTGATACTACCAGATCATAATGAATCATTCCATCTAATTTATATTCAACTAAAAATGCCGAATAAGGAAGAGATCGATCATTAGCAATTTCAGGATCACAATCTTTTGAAATGATTTTAACTGTCATCAGGAACGGCCTCCCCATTTAATCTGAGGAAATGCTTCTTCTACAACCGCTTTAGTGATTCGATACTTCTTTTGAAGTTGCTTATCCTTAATTAAAATTAGAAGTTCTGCTTCAGACGAATGAAGGCCCTCTAGCATCTGAATAAACATTTTCTCACGTTGAAATTGTTTGAGATTTGCATCTCCACCCTTGATAAAATAATACAATTTGCGAGATTCCTTTTCAAGAACAGTATGTTCTGTACCTGCGGGTGCTTCATTCGGAGTATAAGGAACTTCCCCCTCAGGAACAAGAGAAACTACACTATCATCATAATTCCAAATAAGAAGTGACCGTAGTCCTTGAGTGTTATTATCGTGTAAAATCTTAATCTTTTCTGCTTTAGTTTTTGCATTAGATACTTTCTGTAAAACCTCAGAAAGTAACAGACGATTGCTTGTATCCATTGACATTTTAAAATTCCTCAATTTTTTCAAGTAAGATAGTAAGTTGATTACTCACAAAATAATTGTACATTTTGTTTCGTGAAGCTGGGATTAGCGAATCATAGAACTCGATAATTTTTTCTTCGACCTCTACAGGTATATATGTAAAATCAATAAGAGTTAAATTTCTCTTATAGTATTCCATCTGTTCTTCATTGCAAAATTGATCTGGTGATAGATGAACAATTTTATCCAAAGTTTTTTTAATTAAAGGGCGTTGTCGTTTACCTTCAATAAAAGTATTATCTGGAGAAAGATAATTGGGAATACCATCAGATTTATCTCCTTTAAGAACATGCTCGATGATATATTGTTTCGGATTCACACCAGAAACAAATTTTTTCATTACAGGATTATATTGCTTGAGCCAAGGATATTTCTGTAATTGAATAAAATCTTTGTCCCCCGAAAGAATAAGAACCTTTTCAACAGGCTGAATATCTTTTTGAAGGCGAATATTTTTATGAGCAACATGTTTGGTCAATACTGAAATAATATCATCTGCTTCAGAACCATCAACTTCCATAACTTTGTATGGCATATTCTCACGAATTTCATCTCGAATTTGATTTAGGATTTCAAAAATCTGACACCAATTAAAACTAGATTTTTCTCGGTCTTTTTTACGAGTTCCTTTATAATATGGAAAGAACTCTCTTCTCCAATAACGTTTTGAATCATAACAAAGGACTAGTTCATCACCATATTCGTCACAAAACTTCTGGAAATACATCCGAAGCGAATTGAGCACCATATGTCGAACTAATCCTTTATCGATTCCATCAGAAAGTTTAATTTGAACCATCAGATTGGAAATCATCACCTGGTTCATGTCGATAAGGATCATGTTAGACTTATATCATCTTCATCCTCTATCATATCATCATCATCAAGCACTGTCAAGTAACACAGTTCATCTCTCAACAGTTCTCCGTTTTTATCATACATTTCTGGATGTAAAATATGTTTAGCATATCCAGCTTTATCATACCAAGCATCGAATAAATTATTAGCAAACCAACCTGCCATAAAGGCAACAATAAAAGTTCCTATTGTTAGAAAAAAGGAAATATAAATAAACTCTAAATCTTTCATGGGTCCTCCTAAGATACATACAGAAATTACAAAGGGCCCGCCCTCCTTTTTGAACTATTATTATTTATTAAATCCAACCCATAGCTCTAAAATAATGAACGGATTCTGTGCAACCACCAAGTTTTAAATCATCATATACAACTTGTGGAAAAGTTGCTGCATCTCCAAATTCAGAATAAAATTGTTCTTTTGTAAAATGCTCTCCAAGAACATACTCAGTATAATTGGCACCCTTTTTAGATACAACTGCTTTAATTTTATCGCAATATGGACATCCTTTTTTAGTATAGATTACAAAATTCTTATTGTTCATTATTTACTCCTGTCTAAAAGATTTAGTAAACTGTTCCATTTCCTTTTTAATTTGAATAAGTGCCTTTAATTTTTCTTGTTCATTATCCACATATTTATCATAATGATCTGTTAATACTTTAATTGCTTGTTCAAATGTTTCTTTGTGCAATTTTTCTAAATCGGAAAAATCAAATTTCATTTTTTTATTTCTATTTAGAAATCGGGATGACAAGATTCGAACTTGCGACATCTCGCTCCCAAGGCGAGTGCTCTACCAAACTGAGCTACATCCCGAGCGAGTACCTCTAGCGGAAAGGGTGGGATTCGAACCCACGGATGCTTTCACATCGCTAGTTTTCAAGACTAGAGCCTTCAACCACTCGGCCACCTTTCCATAAAAAGAGATTGTCTTCCAAATTATCTTAACATTCACTACTATAGTCGGTGTTGAAATTTTTGTCAATCCCCCTGTCAATATTTTTAATAGCATATAAAGAAGATTTAAAATACCGTTGTACTTTTTTTACTTCTTTCCACGTTTCATTTTTTCCAAGTTCTTTTTTATGGACATTTTGAAGTGCTTTCATTTCATCCAATTGTTTTTGAATTTTTCTATTCAAATAATCATCTTTACTCATTCTTCTGCCTCATAAACTGTATCTACTGTTAAATATTGAACTCTAGCAAATCCAGCAGCCCCTGGTTGCGATTGAAATTTATCTCTTTGACTTGTCTGACCTACTATAATCGAAAAACTAAAGGTTTGTCCAGTAGTTGATAATTTAAATTTATTATCTGTAGGATCTAAAAATCCTAGCACATGCCAAGATGAAGTATTATCAGTAATTATATCCCACCAAGGTTGTGTTCCTTGAGATCTAGAAGGAGGCATTACTCCAGGTAATACATCACCATCAGCAAATCCAGTTCCTAATCCCCAACCAGGTTTTCCAACTAGTCTAATTTTAGTATCCCAATTATTTGCACTAGTTTTAATTGGAGTCCATTTAAATGCAAGTTCTAAAGATCTTGCTGCATAAAGTGAAGATCTAGTTGCAGCAGGGCAATTAATTGCATGTTGATAGGAACCAAGCATAATACGATCTCTCATATCTCCAATAGATGCAGGAACTGTGGTCGGACCACCATCTTTAGTTAATCCCCACATATAATGATATTGAAAAGTTTTACCACTCATAAAATCAGTCCAGACTCCAGTCCCCATTCCAGGAATGGTTACCTCTTTGAATGCTCCAGCACTAGAAACTAAATCATAATCAATTCCGTTATATCTAATTTTAAAAAATTCTGGTCTTCCTCCACCCAATCCACCATAACCTTTACGAGTACTAGGATCTTCGGTAGGTGTTTGCCAACCAGAATGAAATCCTCCTGGAGCTTGATCAAAAAAATTAACTGTTACTCCAGGATGATCAATAATATAACTCCATCCAGCAGATCCACCTTGTCCAGTAGAATCTGCTGCGCCGCAGCTGCCACCCGTAAGACCTGTATTTGCCGCTACAAGACCAGCAAAACCAGAATTGCCACCGCCGCCACCGCCGCCTCCTCCGTCACCACTAGCTAAAGTTCCTAACATATTATCACCATTGGCACCAAAACCATATCTAGTTGTCCAAAATACAGAACCATCCGGTTTAGTTATTCTGATTGCCATTCCAGCTGGATTTTTTAACCAATCTTTTCCTTGTCTCGTTGCATTAAAAAGAATAAATCTAAGAACATATCTACCAGGAGAAGTAATATTATAAGTCGCCACATCTGGAGTAGGTTCAGTAAATATTCCTGTTGCACCAACTAATATCCAAGTTGGATATCCAGGATTAGAAATAGTAGGTGGGGGTGTCGTAAGTTGAATAATTGGATCTACAATTACCATCGGAAAAGAACCATTATGCAAAATATCTTGCACGTAATAAGTTTCACCAGGATCTGTCCAAGGAGCAATATAAATTGAAAGCCTGTTATCACCCATTAGCTCAAAAGTATAAGTACCTGCAGTATCAAAATTTAAATTAACTCTATTCTCTAGTTCAGTTTCTTCGTAATTATCTTCTCCACTATTAAAAAATACAACATATTGATTAAACCAGGGCCCCCATAAAGAATGTTTAATAGGTGGATCAAATACAGAATATTGCATTAAACCAGAAGCCCTAGATCTTATCAATCCATCTTGTGTTGTTGATAGATTACCATTGTATGATTTGTTATTCCAGTTACCCCAAGGTTTCCCCGTAGTAGCTTGAAAATAATTACATCCATTGCCACCACCACCGCCGCCGCCTGCAATACTTGCTATCAATCTTTCATTCAAATATATATCGGTAGCGCCACCACCACCGCCGCCACATCCAGAAACGCCAGTAGGTCCAGAATGCCCACCATATCCTCCACGATTATATCCTGGAAGGGTTGGAATTGGCTCATTAACCCAAGTTCTTCCAGCAGGACCCCCACCGCCAACGACAATTTTAGCTCTATTCGGTATTGAAGGATTTAATTCAGCAGTAAGAAATGCAAAAGATCCAGATCCTCCAGAATTATTTCCACTACCACTAGGCCCGAGGGATGCATCGCCACCTCCAGATCCACCTCCTGCTCCAAAAATAACAAAATTTACTGAAGTTATTCCTTGGGGTATATCACAAAAATAAACTCCTGGTGCAGAATAATAATTTGTTGCACCGCAAACTAAGTTATTATAATAAATATATTTTCTTTTTCCTGATGGTAAAGTAATTCCCAAATCAGGTGCTGTCCATCCAGAAAAATCTCCTACAACTGGAATACAATCTTTAAAATATTTTATAATTTTAGTTGTACCATCATCTTGCTGTAATTCAAGCTCCGCAATTTCGCATTTTAATCCTGGAAGTTCAATGTCATAATTAACATTTGTTTGTTGTTGACGGAGGGGATCACGTGATCGATCACCTTGCTGGAAGAACTTCGGTTTATCAATGTATTTAAGTACTTCTGGTACTGTATCATCAGGACACAATTCAAACGAACTTGCACCACCACCACCACCATCACCACCATCACCAGCATTATCGCAAACAGGTCCATACCCAGCAGGACTTGCTCCAGATAATAAAGTTCCAACCCTGATCGTAGAACAAATTTTTATTCGATTTAATGGATTAATAGGAATATCAGTATCACCTCGATTTTCTATTCCTATATCAATCTTAGGTTCTAATCTAGTAACCTCATATTGTATCGGTGCATCTGCGATTTCGGTTGAAACATCACAGACAGGTCCATATAATCCAGATGGATAATATAATGTCATTGATAGATTAAGTTCCCTACAATACTATTTAACAATAAAACTCACCTCCCAAAAAGGGAGGGGGGTCAACCCCCCTCCCTGCCAGTAAAGTTACTTGTTCGTGATATTAGACACATGACGGTCACGTGACCGTCATAGTGGATACTTCATCTACCCGAGTACGAATAATTACTGGAGAATTTTTAATAAAAGTAAGATACTCATTTGATGAGTAACCAATAGCATTTTTATTATTGGTTGGAATCTTTGCTCTTACAACTTTTTCACAAAACTCATTATACAATGAGATCAAACGAGAAACATTAACCTCGGGATCTTTAACACTACCATTACCTTCAGTAAGTTTTGCTTGAGTTACATTTGAAAGAAATGCATGAGATCGATTTTCACGCTCATGGTAAATATATTTCATAAAGAGATCAAATGAGTTGATATCATTGTTGATATCGATATATTTAATTGAATTGGAGAATGCATT